AAGGTACTGATTTTCCTGCTGGTGGGGATTGCCCACATCCTGGACGTGCAGGTCATTGGAACGGGTTCTGTACTTCGCACGGCAGTGATTTTCTTCTATCTGTCCAACGAGGGCGTGAGCATCATCGAGAACGCCGCACACCTTGGACTGCCCATCCCGGAAAAGCTGAAGGCAGTGCTGGAGCAGCTCCATGACAGAGCGGAAAATGAAAAGGAGGACGAATGATTATGGCTTACACAAACAGTTCATTGGCATCTTATACGAAACTCAGCCCCAACCACTCCGGGCAAAGGACACACTCCATCGACCGCATCACGCCCCACTGTGTGGTGGGGCAATGCTCGGTGGAGACGCTGGGCAGTATCTTTCTGCCCACATCCAGACAGGCAAGCTGCAACTATGGCATCGGCGTGGACGGTCGTGTGGGTATGTATGTGGAGGAGAAAAATCGCTCCTGGTGTTCTTCTTCCAGTGCCAACGATCAGCGGGCCGTCACCATCGAGTGTGCGTCCGATACCACAGAGCCGTATGCCTTTAAGGATGTGGTTTACCAGAAGCTGATCACTCTTTGCGTGGATATCTGCAAGAGAAACGGCAAGAAGAAGCTCCTGTGGTTTGGCGATAAGAACAAGACGCTCTCTTATGAGCCGAAGTCCGATGAAATGGTGCTGACGGTGCATCGCTGGTTTGCCAACAAGTCCTGCCCCGGAAACTGGATGTATGCTAGGATGGGCGATCTGGCGGAGAAGGTCACGGCGGCTCTCGGTAGTGGTACCGGGGGTTCCGATGGTCCCACAACTACACAGGGAACACAGGCTTCTGCCTTTTCCGGGCTTTCCGAGGCGGATGTTGTAAAGAGTGTGGGGACATTGTTTACTGCCGATCAGAAGAAAATGGGCATCCTCGCATCGGTTTCAATGGCGCAGTTTATCCTCGAATCCGGCTACGGCAAATCCGAACTGGCGCAGAACGCAAATAATGTGTTCGGTATGAAATGCTCCCTCTCCGGCAACACATGGAGCGGTTCGACATGGGACGGACAGAGCAAGTACACCAAGCAGACGAAGGAGCAGCACACGGACGGCAGCTACGAAACAATCACGGCGGACTTCCGCAAATATCCGTGCGTGGAGGATTCCATCGCCGACCATTCCGCTTATCTGCTCGGCGCAAAGAACGGAAACAAGCTCCGCTACGAAGGGCTGAAGGGATGCACGGACTACAAGAAAGCCGTGCAGATCATCAAGGATGGCGGCTACGCCACGAGCCTTACCTATGTGGAGAACCTCTGCTCCATCATCGAGCGGTGGAACCTCACGCAGTACGATGTGAAGGAGTCCGAAACGCCTATCGCATGGTACCGCGTCCGTAAGACATGGGCGGATTCCAAGTCGCAGAAAGGTGCGTTCAAGATTCTGGAAAACGCCAAGAAGTGCGCGGACGCCAATCCGGGATATAGTGTGTTCGATGTGGACGGTGTAAACATCTACACACCGAAAACAACTGCTCCGGCGGCATCGGCTGGTGTTCCGTTCCTTGTGAAGGTCAGCATTTCCGACCTTAATATCCGCAAAGGACCGGGGACGGATTACGACAGGACGCAGTTCATTCCCGTCGGCATCTACACCATCGTGGAAGTCAAGTCTGGCAAAGGCTCGACCGCAGGCTGGGGACGGCTGAAAAGCGGCGCGGGCTGGATTTCGCTCGACTTTTGTACCCGCGTCTAAAACTTTATATCTGCGCATACGATTGCCTGTGGGTGTTCTTCGGAATGCTCACAGGCTTTTTTTATTTGCATACCCTCAATCCCGGCCGCCTTTTTCTGTTTAACCATGAGGATAGGAATCCTCGGATTGGAGGAATCTTCATGACCCATGAACAGAAATGCACCATAGCGGAACTCCGCTCCAAAGGTGCGACCTATGCAAAAATCGGCGAGGCGCTCGGTATCTCGAAGGATACCGTGAAAAGCTACTGCCGCAGAAATAATCTGTCCGCTCCGCAGGATACCCCTGCCTCTGATACCGCTCCTTCCGTCTGCCGGGAATGCGGCGCACCTCTCGTGCAGACAGAAAAACAAAAGACGCGGATTTTCTGTTCCAGGGAATGCCGTGAGAACTGGTGGCATTCTCACCCGGAGCAGATAAAGAAAAGAGCCGTGTATGATTTCCGCTGCGCCGGATGCGGTAAGCCTTTCTCCGCCTACGGAAACAGCCACAGGAAATACTGCTCCCACGATTGTTACATCACGGCTCGGTTCAAAGGCGGTGGATGCCATGAGTGAGCAGGAATTTGACCGTGAAATGCGGTATCAGGCCGCCGTTCAGATTGCGGATGCGCTTCTCAAAAAGGGTTCCATCTCGGAGGAGGAATACCACCAGATCAAGACAAAACTCCTCGAAAAATATCGCCCGACTTTGTCTACATTATTATCGGGAAAACCCTTGATATAACTGGCTTTTAGAGTGATATATAGTGTCGGAAAGGAGTTGATTTTATGCGGAAAATCACCAGGCTAGAGCCAAAAAAGACAGCCCTTCCGACAAGGAAAAAGGTCGCAGCGTATGCCCGTGTCTCGAAGGACACGGAGCGGCTTCTGCATTCCGCATCCGCACAGGTCAGCTACTACAGCGAACTGATACAGAAAAACCCCGAATGGGAATATGCAGGCGTGTATGTTGACTGCGGAATAACGGGTACCCTCACCTACAAGAGGGACGAGTTCAAGAGAATGCTCACCGACTGTGAAGCCGGAAAGATCGACATCATACTTACCAAGTCAATCAGCCGATTCGCAAGGAACACGGTCGACCTTTTGGAAACAGTGCGCCACCTCAAATCCATCGGCGTGGAGGTGCGGTTCGAGAAGGAAGGCATCCATTCTTTTTCCGAGGACGGAGAACTGATGCTTTCGCTCCTCGCTTCTTTCGCGCAGGAAGAAAGCCGCAGCATTTCCGAGAATGTGAAATGGGGTATCCACAAGCGGTTCAAGAGCGGCGAGATTGGCGTGGCCAACAAGCACATCCTCGGCTACCAATACGATGAGGAGCAGAAAAAGTACATCATCATTCCCGAAGAAGCCGAATCGGTCAGATGGATGTTTCAGATGTACATCGACGGCGTTACCCTGCGGGACATTGCAGATAACCTGAACAACGCAGGCATCTGCACCATCCTCGGTAACGATTTTCAGGAAGCCTCGGTGCGGCAGCTTATTTTCAACGAGGTCTACGCCGGGGACATCAGACGGCAGAAATGCTATGTGTCCGATCCAATCAAAAAGGACAAGGTTCCGAACCGCGGCGAACTGCCACAGTATTACATGGCTGACTGCCATGAGGCAATCATCGACCGCGACACCTACGCAAAGGTCAAGGCAGAGATGGAACGCAGAGCCTCGCTCCTCAATCCCACCTACTGCTTTACCAAGAAAATCCGCTGCGGTACCTGCGGAGCGCAGTTCACCCGCAAGAAAGGAAAAGTCAGAGGCAAGACCTATGTACATTGGATTTGCCGGAGCAAGAAGGAAACCGGGATGACCTGTTCCAGCGTGAACTTCAGCGAGGAAGAACTGAAAAACATCTGCGCCGATGTCCTTGAGACCGATTCTTTCGATGAGGAGATTTTCGAGAGCCGGGTCAAGGACATCATTGTTCTGAAGAACGGCGATATAGAGTTCCACCTTGTCGGCGGCGAGACACGGCGATGGAAAAACCTGCATCTGAATCCGCCAAGGCATAAGGTCACGCTCACGGATGCATTCCAGGGCAAGATACGATGCGCCAAGTGCGGCAACACCTACCACCGCGTCAATTCCGCAAACAAGTGGGTGTACTGGTACTGCATGGGAAAGAAGAAAAAAGGAATGACCTGCGACAACATCAATTACACCGATTTCCAGCTACGGCAAATCACGGCGCACATCCTCGGCTTGGAGGATTTTGATGAGCAGGTCTTTTCAGAACAGATCGAGGGCATCACCGTTCTTGAGGACGGCAACCTCAAATACCACTTTTACAAAGGGAGGACAGAGAGATGGCAAAGAGTGTGATAACCATTCCTGCCACCAAGAGCAAGTACACGGCAACGCCGCTGTCCTGCAAGAAAAAACGGAAGGTCGCAGCATACGCCCGCGTCAGCACAGACCACGAGGAACAGCAAAGCAGCTATGAAGCGCAGGTGGACTACTACACCACCTACATCCAAGGCAGGGATGATTGGGAGTTCGTTTCCGTGTATGCGGACGAAGGAATAACCGGCTGCAACACAAAAAAGCGTGACGGCTTCAACAGCATGGTGGAGGATGCGCTGGCGGGCAAGATCGACCTCATCATTACAAAATCGGTCAGCCGTTTCGCCCGCAACACAGTGGACAGCCTTACGACCATCCGAAAGCTGAAAGAACACGGCACGGAGTGCTATTTTGAGAAAGAGAACATCTGGACGTTCGACGGCAAGGGAGAGCTTCTCCTTACCATCATGTCGAGCCTTGCACAGGAAGAAAGCCGCTCCATTTCGGAGAACTGCACATGGGGACAGAGAAAGCGGTTTCAAGACGGAAAGGTCACGGTTCCGTTCGGACGGTTCCTCGGCTACGACCGCGGCGAGGACGGCAACCTTGTACTGAACGAGGACGAGGCACAGATCATACGCAAGATTTACGGATTGTTCCTACAGGGACGCTCACCGTATGCGATTGCGAAGGTGCTGACTTCCGAGGGCATCCCTACGCCCGGAAAGAAAAAGACCTGGTCGGCATCTACGGTCAAGAGCATCCTCACGAACGAGAAGTACAAAGGCGACGCCCTTCTGCAAAAGGTCTACACCGAAGATTTCCTTACCAAGAAGAAAATCAAGAACGACGGACAGGTTCCGCAATACTATGTGGAGAACAATCATCCAGCCATCATCGAGCCGGGAGTATTCGACAGAGTTCAGAAGCTCATGGCGGTCAGACATCCCGGTCAGAACCGCAACAGCAGCATCAGCCCTTTTTCAAGCAGAATCAAGTGCGGCGAATGCGGTAGCTGGTACGGCTCGAAGGTGTGGCACTCCAATGACAAGTACAGAAAGGTCATCTGGCAATGCAACCACAAATTCGACGGGGATTGCAAATGCGGAACGCCGCACATCACCGAGGATGAGATACGGAGCCTTTTCATAAAAGCAATGAACATCCTCATCACCGAAAAGGATGCGCTGATCGAGGATTTTGAAGCCATCAAGGACACGGTCTTCGACACCTCCGCGCTTGTGCAGGAACGGACAGACCTGCAGGTCGATATGAACACGGTGGCGGGACTCATCGAGGAATGCATCGCGGAGAACGCCCGCATCGCACAGGATCAGGGCGAATACCAAAAACGCTACGACAGCCTCGCTAAACGCTTTGACCGCACGAAAGACCGCCTCGAAGCCGTGGAGCGGTCGATTGCGGAAAAGCAGGCTCATCGTGAAATGGTCGAACAGTTCCTTTCAGAACTCGCCAAGCAGGATGCGGTCACGGAGTTCACCGATGAACTTTGGTACAGCATGATCGACCATGTGACCATTCACAGCAAGGACGACATCCGATTCACATTTCAGAACGGCACAGAAATCAGGATGTAAGCACAGCGCACTCCGTTTCCCGCGGAGTGCCTTTTTCTGTCTTGTGAACCCTTCTCCGAAAATGAACCCCTACATAAAAAATGAACCCTACCGAGGGTAGGGAAAATCAAAAGGTATAGGAATAATCAGATTGTATCAAATCTCGTGTTTACATTTCCGCATAAGTCCCTGCATATTCATAGAGAGGATTCTCGCTGATATAATTTGTGTAATAATTGACCTGATTCTCATAGCTTAATAACTGTTCTCCTTGGTCGGTTGACACTCGGCAGTACGCTGCCATCTTTAATTTCTGCACTGACTGTGCTGTTCCTGATTCCGCAGTCGAAATCTGCTTTGCTGGTATAACAGTAATGCTTCTTGCCATTTTTAACCACCTCCTCAATCACTGTCTGTTCCGCAATGTTTAAGCCCTGCAATTCGGCATCATCAATCCTTATCCCTTTACATGCCTTGACTCCCTTTTCAATGTAGGTGCTGCAGAGCCACTGGATTTTCTTCTTGTAAACCTGTCTGCGCCGGAGCGTTTTTCCGCAGTAAGGGCAAATCAGCATTCCGCTTAAGGGATAGCGGTTTTGGAACTTCATTGTGCTGTCCTGTCCGATATTCCTGTCACGTTTTCTCTGTTCCCTGACTTCCTGCACCTTTTCCCATACCTCCGGCGATACAATTGGTTCGTGATTTTCCGAAATGTAATAACTCTGCACTTCCCCGTTGTTTTTCCTCGTATGATTTCTTTTGTTTTCAGGGGTGTAATACTTCTGCAGATGAAAATCCCCTTTGTACTTTTCATTGCAAAGCATCCCATTGATGGTCCCGCTTTCCCATGTGGTTCCCGTCACCGTTTTCACGCCCAGGTAATCAAGCAGCTCCCCAATCCTTGACGAGCCGACATTCAGCAAATAAAGGTCAAAAGTCAAACTGACAATTTCCGCTTCCTTTCGGTTCACAATCAAATCTCCATATTCGTTTTTGTCATAACCGAGGAAGCGGGATGTGGTAATCATCACTTCCCCTCTCTCAAACTTCTTCCGAATGGACCATTTATTGTTTTCACTCATGCTCCTGCTTTCTTCCTGTGCAAAAGAAGCGAGGACGGCAAGCATCATCTCACCGTCCCCTGATAGAGTGTTAATGTTCTGTTCTTCAAAAAAAATACCGACACCTAGTTCCTTCAGTTCCCTTGCGAACTTTAGAACGGTGACGGTATTTCTAGCAAACCTCGATATGGATTTTGTAATAATTAAGTCAATCTCTCCTGCCCTTGCCTTTTCCATCATTCTCTGGAACTGTGGGCGGTTCTCACAATAACCAGATATGCCCTGATCAGCAAATACTCCGATAAATTCATATTCCGGATTTCCGGTAATCAGTCTCTCATAAGTTTCCATCTGGTTTTCAAGAGAGTCCTCCTGTCTTCTGCTGTCTGTGGAAACTCTGGCATAAGCACAAACCCTTTTCTTTTGTAAGACCGAAGCTGGTCGTTTGTTAATCACTTTTACTCGCACGTTACATCACTTCCTTCAAAAAACCTTTTCTTAAACTCCTGAATCCTTTGGAAAATGGCCTGTGCATCCTCTACCTTGTCAATGCACACCACTTCCACATTTCTCTTACTGCAAATCAGCATGAACTCTATAAACTGTCCCCAGTTACGGGCAATCGTGGCAGCCCTCATGGTAACCACCACATCAATCTTCTTTGCTGCGATTTCTGCTTTCAGACGATTAAATTCTTTTCTGTTCGGGTCGGCTCCTGAAGCTTCCTCAAAGAATATCTGCAAACCCCATTTCTGTTTTCCATATTCTTCTTCCAACCGCCTCATTACATCGTCCAGATATTTTTCATAGTCTCTGTCACGATGGTTGACTCTGCAGTAAAAAGCTACTCTATTTATCATTCCTGCAATCACCATATAAATAAGTACTCCTTTCGTTTTTGGTAGTATATAAATCACTCTAAACCCCTGTAAAGTCAAGCAATTCTACGGTTTCCACCCACTCTTTTTTCACTCTGTCCGAACTTGTCAGGAGCCGAAAAAAGCAGCCGGACAGAAACCTGTTGTCTCTGTCCGGCTTATCTTTAAACCCTCTCGGTATAATCCAGCGAAATCCATCCGTCACGATTTTTCTGATAAGATTTCAGAAGCCCCCAAAGGCTCGCACCCTTGCCTTCTGCTTCTTCCACAATAGTGAAAGCACCTTTTCCCGTGTACTTACCTGTTTTATCGTAGTCTGTTCCCGGCCCCCTGCGGATGTTCAAATCTTCGATGGATACTCTCACAAGATACGGTGTAAATGTATCATTGGAATAAATCACTTTACCAGATTCATCAAATACGGAATATCCCTCATTTTCATCCGCACACCTCTTGGCATTTTCCAAACTGTGGAATGCACCCTTCTGTGTGGCAGCATCTGTCCATGTCTTACGCACACGATACCAGACTTCCTCTGGTTCTGTTGTCTCGTTCTTAATTCCAATCATTGTATTTAAGATTGTAATAATCTTTGCACCATATCCGGCTCCTGCTGCCCATCCCCTTCCGTCTGGATTTTCTTTCTGTCCAAGCCACTCCACATATTCCGCACAGCCTCTTGTGACATACTTAAATCGTGGATCAACGCATTCATTCTTCAAATCCACTGTGGAAGCATAGGCTTTCAAATGCTGCACCTGCGCCCTGATACCAAGCTGTGGTGTATCAAAGGAGTTTCCTCTCATTCCATTGGAAGTCACTCCCATGCCACAGAAGTTGTTCTGGTCGAGCGTAACTGCAGAACCAAAGAATCCAAAATTACCTGTTTCCAGACAAGACTGTGCAAATGCAATATCACCACGGACACCCTCTGCCTTTCCTTCCGAAAGGTAAAGCGGAATCATGTCGATAACCGACTGTGCAACATCAGGATTCTTTGCTTTAATATAAGCTGTCATCTGCTCCATCGTTGCCACTGCGTTACCCATAATCTCTGTAAATGTGTTTTCTCCCTTTTTCTTTACTCCATAATAGGAAGCAATACATTCTGCTTCCGCTTTGGCAAGTTTCTGCAAATTACTGTCAATAGAAAGCCATTTTGTTGCTCTGGTGTTTGTATGGAATGAATGCTCCAGAATAATACCCGGTGTTCCTACTGCATTCGCACCACGAAGCACACCATAGTATTCTCCGTTTGTCCCCTGACGTGTTGCGGTTCTTCCACTCTGGGCAGTCCCCATCACTGCTTCCACAACCTTTGCCAGCTTCAGACCAATATCCGTGCTGCTTCCATTTAAAAGGACATATGCCACCGGATAATCCACATTTTCGTTTACACCATTGCCCACAGCGTTGGAATGGACAGAAATAAAGAGGTTACAGCCCTTGGAAGCCGCACCTCTTTCATACAATGCTCTGTCCGTATTCTGATTTGTCCTTGTGGTTACCACAACGATACCAAATGACTCCAACTCCTTCTTAAGATAATTATGGAGTTTCCAAGTCATGTCCGACTCATAATAAGACGAAACCGCAGGACTGCGGTTGTATTTACCATAATGCCCTGCGTCCAGACATACCTTTACTGCCATGTTACTCATCCTCCTTTTTCTCATCTGCTTCTTCATGCAGCTGTTCCAATACCTCTTTCAGCTTCTTTGGAACCGGAAGTCCGATAAGGGCAACATTCTCAATAATGGAAATTCCCTCATTGGATAAGTAAAAGAAAATGACTGCTGTGCGGAGTACATTTCCATTCTGAATGACCTGTGTATCAAGCACATGGCCGATACCTACCAGACAGAAGATTGCCACCTTTTTGCAGATGCCTTTAAAACCAACCTCGCTGGATACCTTTTTCTGTACGAATGCTGCCATAAGCCCGGTGGCATAATCGATGACTACGAACATAAGGAGTGCATACAGAAAACCATCCAGTCCTCCAAGAAACCAACCCATAAAGCCTCCTATTCCTGCAAATACATACTGCATTGTTGTTACTGCCTGTCTCATAACTGTTACCTGCCTTTCTTTGTTTTTTGGTATGAAAAAAACAGCCCGCAAAAGGCTGTTTGATTCCAAAACTATATCTGATCCGGCATACTGTCCCATAACCTCATATCTTCCTGACCAAGACTCCATATTGCAATCCCTGACACGCCATAGGTGTATGCTGCTTCATTTGCCCAATAGACAATGCTGTCCACATCAGAGTAATACATAATAGAAAAACCATCCGCATCTCCGAGATACATCCTCGAAAGCCAGACATTCAAATCATGTGGTACTACCTTCATTTCATAATCGTTGCCACATTCCAGTGACATTTCATGGGAATGAAAAAAATCGTAATCCATAGAAATATCCTGGCTTCTTGTGCTGATTTCCTCCACATCAGAATTAACACGGAACAATTCAAATTCATTATCCCATGAAATTCCGGTACGAGTACATCTTCCGAAGGTGGTCTGCTTTCCATCCGGGAAGGTAATATCAAAACACTCATAAGGTTCATAATACCATGCATCCCCAAGTCGCAAGAGGTCACACACCACTCCCTTCTCCGCCATGAATCCCACATATCCGGTTTCTGCAGTAATGGTTGCTGTAAACCTTAGTGTGTAGGCTGCACCGGAATATACCCTTACCTTATTTCCACGGATTCTCATTTCCACGGTATATAGGCTTGGATCACTCCGTAAATCTGCATTTGTGGTCTTACTGAAAGAAGATGCATAGCTGCCAAGTTTCTTACTTCCCTGATACAACTCCACACACTGGGTATCGTAATTTATACAGCAGAAAATGCTTCCAAGAAACACTCCTGCCTTACCGCCTCCCGATGATTTAAAGGCAAATCTCGCCCTCACATGGATTTCAGAAAATCCGGTGTAATCCAGTGCCAGTTTTCCACTGCCTTCCAGCTGCGAATACTTACGGATACGGTCAGAACTTTCATCCTTCCAAATCTTCCACGAACCGTCAAGTACTGTAAAATAGTTGGTAGGGATTTCTGAATAATCACAGAAATCTTCATACCATACAAGCGCACTTTCCGGCTTTCTGCGAAGCACCTCTGCAGTAACCTTAAATGCCCTGTCAGGCTGTACCATTTCTCCGGTCACATCCATGAATTTTCTTGGCTTCAATCCATAGTACACTTCCCCGGCAGTCGCTTTCTGTGAAAAATCCGAACATACCCGAAAGCCATAAAAAAACACTCCAGGCACTCCACCGGACACAGTAATGATGTGCTTTCCTGCTGACAAGCTGACTCCACTTTTTAATATCCTCCAGAATTTCTTTCTCCAATATAAGAAATACAGCCTTGATTCCGACAGCATCTGACTGTCCCCATCAAGACTGATTCCGATGCTATTCTTATCCCATCTTGGATAGACTATCTCGACAGCCACATCATATATTCCTGCTGTTGGTACTTCAAATGTGTATTTCAGCACCGCTTCTTCATCCAAAACAGACGCATATCCTTCTCCAATGACTGCATTGCCTGAATAAGAATCCGGCACACCGTTCCTATCAACACTTATTGCTCCGAAAGAAACCTTCTGTTGCTTCAGATAAGTTGTGAGATATTTTCTGCCACTATAGGTTTCATGCTTTGTCGGCTCTGCCGTTTCCCTGCTCGTATCCCATCCTTCCATAAAGTCATATACATGAAGCAGTCCCCAAGGGACCATATCCGTCCAATCCCAATATGAAAAGAATGGAATAAATGGCTGTGGCGGTGCATCCCCTGTATGATTATATAAGCCCTCCATCCAATATTTCGCAGCATAATAGGTAAGGCTTGTTCCCCGATAGGTCGTACCAAGATTCTCCGTAGTATCGTATATCTGCCATCTCCATCCATATCCGGGAAGCCCCATCATGATTTTATCCGGGTTCATTGCATTGGCAGCATAACTGTAGATGCCTTCAAGCCAGCTTCTCGGAGATACCGGTCCCGGTGCTGAACCCGCCCAACTCATACCATAACTCATGATTGCTGCTGTGTCGCAGTATGCATCCAAATCGGCATACACGCACCAGTTCTCGCCACCAACTGAACCGCCCACACTGGTCATACCCGGAAGGCAGATATTGACATGAAGGCTTGCTCCCTTTGCTTTTACAGTAGAATATATCCGGGAAAACAACGCATTTGCCTTCGCCCTATTCGCTAACTCCCCTCCACGTTCCAAATCAATATCTATCCCGGAACACCACGGATATTTATCAATAATCCTCACGATTTCTGAAATGAACGTATCCTGTGCGTCATCCGTATTCTCTCTGAGTGCTGTAAAAATAGAGGCAGTACCATGATTCATAATGGTCAGAAGCCATTTAATATGTGGCCATTTCTTAACATAAGGAAGGATAGTACTGACCGCAGTTCCCGTCTCGCTGATTGTTCCATCTGCTGAAACTTCAAAGGTAAAAATACCAACATGAGACAGCTTATTACCTTTTTCTCTTAACACCTGATGCATTCTCGTATTTCCCATGAATGTCCATGCCATAACATTTCGGTTACTTGCCCTTCTCACATCCGTTTTCCTCCAATCCCATATGCCATTTCCTGAAAAGACATACGCACAAGTGCTGACTTCCTGTCCTTTACTTTAATCTGGTGTTTACTGTCCCCTGCTGCCGAATAAGAATAAAATCCATCAGCCTTAATCCGGCTTCCATTCCTTGTTGCCACCCTTGCATCAGCATTAATTTCAACAACATCATCTTCCAAAAAAATGCTCTGCAAAGTCAGCTTGTGGCTTCCGTAATTATGAGCCACACTCATGTCTCCTGCTGCCATCGTATCTTTTGGAATGATGTGATAATTCAGCCCGGCTGATACTTCTCCGTCATTAGTAATCACTGCTGTAACACCGGAGCGGACAATCCCATTAAAAAAGCGGACAGGTGTTATCTCCCCATTCACACGATTTTTCTGCAAAAGTTCCAGATTATTTACCACATACCCGCTCAGCCATTTACCTTCCTGAAACATGATATCTGTTATATAAAAGGTTCCGGTACAATCCTCTAAGATTACATTTACGGTAGCCTTTGCCACCTTCTTTTCTTCATGTGTATTGATTGTTCCAGCAAATCGAATAAACTCCATCCTTACACCTCCTGTGCATCAAAGGTGTACCTCTGCTCTGACACATGGGAAACCCATGCGGTTGCCACCGAACCACCCTGCAGCATAATATCCGTAAAACGCGCGGTTCCTGTACAGTCCTGCACCACGACTCTTACCGTCAGTTTTTTCACTTTTTCTATTCCGGTAACACTGACCGCTCCTGCCGACCTCGTAAAATACATGGTGCATTCCTCCTAATACAACTCTACAAATCTTGTTTCTTCCGAACCATCCTCATATTCAATGATAAGTTCAATGCCAACCCTTCCATTTGCTCCCTTTTTCAGATTCTCGGTTGCTATGCTTGCCGATACTGTGTAGCTGCTTCTGGTAGCCGGATATACTTCCTGTGACAATGTTTTTGTGGTATTCAACGCTCCCACACACTTAAAACTTGCATTGCCGGAAGCACCATTTTCTCCATCCACCTCAAAACCTGAATTCTGCCAATAGCTGAATCCATCATCTGCTCTGGAATTCAGCAGATGGTTGTTTACCACCAAATCCTTCATCTCCTGTCTGTCCAGCAAATCCGATGAGGAAAGAGTATCTGCTGCCTTCTCCCACGAAGCAGATGAATCACCCAGTTCTTTTAACTTGGTGGAAAGCTCAATGACAGTCTTCCACGGCTCCTGCACATTATAATCCATACGAATAATTCTCGTGCTGATTCGGATTCCCAAATCCTTATCATCCACGGTTACCACATCTCCGATACCGAAACTCTCATGCTCCCACCCAGTCAGTACAGACAGATCCATTACTTGTATGACATAAGAAATACTCGGCTTAGAATAATCTGCCAGTCGCATTTCGGTATATTCAAGCATCTGATAGGGATTGGTGAAAGAGGAACAATCAAGCGTTGATACCCTGATTTCTGTAGAATACTCCGTATTCTCCACATATTCCTTTCCATTATTGATACTTGCAAAGGTCATACCATCTGCACCATAAGCATAGAGTCTTGTCACAAGACTTCTGGTATCCACCACCCGCTGTATGGATTTCATATTTTTACGATAGGCAAACACAGCACCACTGTTACTTCCGGATTGTGTCAGAAGGCTGACCTGTTTATTTACATTGTCAAACTCCAAATCACCACCATAAATGGACTGAATGGTACGAAGCATGGAAAGGGCATTTTTATCCATGGACTGCCAGGAACGTTTCGTTGATACTGTTATTTTCCCAACACTCCATCCGGTTCCCTGCAGTGCATAAGCCATCGGTTTTTCTGCGGTTTCCGCTTCATATGTCTGTTCACTTTTCTTTTCAGAATACGCAAGGTCATAAAACGCAGCTTCCGCATAAATGCTCGTTACCGTCTTTCCGTCCTCACCTTTATCATCCGTGACTGTTCGGATACGGTAAATGTCCTTAGTAATCTGCAGTTTCTTTTCATTATCAAGATATGACCTCTTCCCATCTTTGAATGGAATGGAAAACTCCAAATAATCAGAACCATTCAGTTCGCTCGTAACGATAATGTCATAGGCATTTTCCAATACTGCTTCCCTGATTCCACCATCACTTAACACCACTGGCCTTGCATATCCCAATTTAGAATAAGGAGCCTTTGGTGTTTCATATATCTGAATTGCACTCAGTTCCGGTGTCATGGAGGTATCTGTTGTAGAAAGCGTCATCTGTATCTGAATGTATCTTAAGTTTGGAGATTGTATCACCCCATCCGCTCCGACCGCTTCCCAATCTGAAAAAGATGTATCTTCCAAGGAATCCGATGTCCTTGTTCTAACTTCCGAAATAGAAGTAATTCCTGCATCCACTGTACCTACAAGCTGTATCTTTCCCGCTCCGGCAAGACCACCTTCCCCAAGGTCTAAAATCCTTGTATAAAGAACACCGCTTTCTGCATATACGCCATCCGTCTGCTTTAAGGTCACACTTCCCAGATTTGATATGGCATCCACAGACGAGTCCACATCTGCACCATTTGCCAACAAACCGGAAAGAAAATGTGCTTCCAAATCATCAATTGTCAAATCAGAGTCCGTTTCATAAAACCAGTCATCAAATCCTCCGGCAAAGTAGTAACTGTCTGCATACATTCCCATGACGATATCTGCAGTACAGGAAGGATTCAATTCTCCGGTAAAAGAACGGATTGCTGTCTTAAACACATCCCCTGTGCCTCTGTCACAAACAAGGCTCTGTACGGTCTTTTTCTCCAAATCAATGACCGTTCCAATAAAATACGCACCATTATTTTTAAGCACAACTCCCATCGGCTCCGGTTCAATGACATCATGAATCAGCGTACCGGAAGAATCATAAAGCATATTTCGTAATCTTCCTGAACGAAGGGAAAGATAAAACAGAGGATTTCCCGGACCGCTTCTGGTACTGAAAATAGGTACAAATGTTGTCCCTACCGAATAAGTAGTTGGGTATATCCACCCTCCTGCCACGATTCTTTTTCCCAATGCTGTGAAGAAATCCCCTGTATTCGTTGCCCTTAGATGTGTTTTTTCCGTTGCCGGATTTACGGTATTGAACCGAAAAAATTTCCCAAGTTTTCCGGCACGGGTAGATGCTGTTGTTCCCGACCAGCCATTGATGGTAAAATTTCTCGCATGACCGGACGAATCGTGTAGAGTTGTATCATCACCACTCGGTGAATCATTCATTTTCCACTGTGCCTGTGTATTGGCTGTTTTCCGAAATTCGCCCGTAAAATCCTCGGTTGCATTTACAAGCAATTTTAATCCCATTACACCCACCTGCTCCTTCCCTGTATCGTAAGCTCCGTAAAGGCTGCACCACTTACAGAAACCAGAACCTCATTGCCTCCCGGATTCAGTTCCGGGAACACTAACTCATCAAGCTGTGAAAGACCGTTTCTCAACGTCTCCCTGGTATTAGAATCCACCACTTTGGCTGTCAGTTTTGCCGTATCAAGCACAAAGGTTTCTCCCTCCGCAAGTTTTCCTTTTACACGAACCAACTCCCCATTTACTTCGATATCCACATAAGAAGAGGTGCTGTCCATAACCGCTTTTAATTCAAAAATCGGTTCAGATATAAGATTTCCCTTTTGTCTGTTTACAGTGGTCTTGCCCTCTGCTGCGATAGAAAACACCTCATCCTCTACGGCATAACCGAATGGATTAGGACAGATAAACTCCAAAGAAAACGTACCTGCTGCCCGTGATACCCTTTCCATGCTGATTTCCGTATTCAGTCTCGCCATAAAATACCTGTCCGGGTACTCATCAAAAATCAATGGCTGAACCCCTCTGTACGGATTCAGCCACCCATTAATTTCATCTATTCTATGTACCAGAGCAGAAAAGTCCTGCTCCGGGAACACGGAACATTCCACCGGAATGATACGCTCGGAATACTCCATTCCAAAATCCAGTATCCCTGACCTTCCCGGTATGCTTTCCGTATTATTTCTGAAAGCCGGAAGCATAGGATATCCCGTAATTCTTGCTTTCAGCTTTTTTTCCTTTGAATGAATTCCCTGAAATGAAAATCCCATGCTTCTCCTCCTTCTTAGGTGATTGGTATAATTCCCTGTGCCCTCGTTCCCGACTGCATCAGGTTATATAATCCCTGTGATACCTTTCGGATATCATCCTCACTTCGTACTACCATCTGTGCCACACTCACAAGCGGACCGGTATAAGTAATCACCGTTCCACCACTTCCCGAACCGGAAGTCTGTGTATTCGCTCCCACTCTTGCATCTACATCAAAGTCTGTAGGAATGGCATTGTTAATATCCTTTGACACCTTATCCATTTCATCCGTAAAGCCCTCACCGAGACCTTTGGCCATGTTGTCACCAATTCCGGCAAACACACGGGATGGCGAGTGGATACCGAGCAGGCTCTTGATACCGCCAACGATATCCCCAACAAAACCGGAAATCTTGTTTTTTACCCACGAAATCATGGAAGAAACACCACTCCAAAGTCCTGTCACGATATTCTTTCCGACACTCACAATAGAGGTCGCAGCTTTTCCAATACCGGAAATAATGGCTGTCACGATTTGAGGTAAACTTGCTACCAACTGTGGTATCGCCTTAACCAACCCAACTGCCAGCTGAACCACCAATTTAACACCCATCTCAATAATCTTAGGCAGATTTGTGGTTATGAAATTGATGATGGACGAAATAATCTGAGGCAAAGCAGCCACCAATTTCGGCAGTGCATTCAGAAGTCCCTGGGCTAATCCGGTAACGATGGAAAAAGCGGCATCCAGAATTTTATCCATGTTGTTTAGCAAAGTGGTGCATATTAAAACTACCGCATCAACTATAGTTGGAATCAGCTGTGGCAATGCCTCTCCTATTCCGGTTGCCAGTGTGACAATCATCTGAATCGCAGCCTCGACCAACTGTGGCAAATTCGCAAGAATTCCGTTGACTAATGTCAGCACCAACTGCAAAGCTCCCTCGGTTATCTGAGGAAGGGCGGCTATCAGTGAATTCAGAATGGTCAGTACAATATTAGTCGCAGACTCAATCAAAATCGGCAGATTTTCCAGAATCGCACCTCCGATAGAGGTCACGATATTAAGTCCTAACTCAAGGAACATCGGCATCTGCTCTGTGATAATGGCTGCCACGTCTCCTATGGCTGTTCCGATTGCCACACTTATCTGACTGAAATCTCCATTTGCTTCATTGATTGCATTTCCCAATGTGGAAAATACATCTGTTATTCCTGCGGACATCTGGCTTACCGTTGGAAGGAACACACCCTCGATGGAGCGTTTCGTTCCCTCCAATGCAGAATCCAAATCCGCATATTTTATTTCATTGATTTGCGACAGGGCATCATAGCTTGCAGCCGCCCCATCTTTCATCCCGGCAAGCACGGGAAGTACATTTGCCTGTAAATCTTCAAACTGTGTGCCGAACAGATTAACCGCAGCCGTGTTCTTTGCTATCGGATCATCCATATTATTTAAGGCATTCACAACTTCGAAGAAGGCTTCCTCGGCACTCTCTCCTCCGGCAGCAAACCGTTTCGTCATTTCATCAGCGTTCATTCCAAGTGCCTGAAATGCTTCTATGGTTGTATTGCTTCCGTCCTTTGCCCTTAAGTTAAATTCCTTGACCGCATCACCGACTTTATCGATGGAAAACACACCCGCTTCCGCACCATTAATAAGTCCGGTAACGAACTGATCCGCTGACAATCCCAATGCGGAATACTGTGCAGAATATTCATTTAAGGTATCGAGCAAATCCCCGTTCTGGTCTGCACCATTCTGTGCGCCGACTGCAATGATGTTATATGCTTCCTCTGCTGTCACACCAAAGTTCTTCATCAGTGCATTGGCAGCACGAGCCGATTCCTGCAGATCATATCCGAAGGTATCACGCAAAGCAAAACCGGACTCTGTGGCTTTCTGTAACTCATCCCCCACAAGTCCGGTTGTTTTCTGCACAACGGATAATCCCTCTGCTACATCCTCAAGGCTGTCACCGAAATTATTGGTATAGACCTTCTGTGCGATTACACCAAGTTCTTCCAATTCCGTGCCTGTTGCTCCCGTGGATGCGGATATCTGATTGACCGCCTTATTATATTCATCACCCAGTTTTATCAGTTCCACACTTGCTACCACCACGGCAGCACCTATGGCAGCTGCCGCTGCTGCGATAGCCGTGCCGACTCCTGCGACAACAGAACCGACCTTTTCGAACTTACCGGATGAATCCTCTGCCATATCTCCGCTGTCTGAGAGTGATTCTGCAAAATCATCCGTCTGTTCCTCTGCTTCCTCCATCTCTTGTCCCAGTCTGTCAATGGCATCCTCATTGGCTTTCAATTCAGACTCCATTTTATTCAAATCAGCCTGTGCATTGTTCAGCTGTATCTGCCAGCTTCTGGTTCGGCTATCCGCTTCCCCAAAAGAAGAGGAAGCATTTTCAAGTGCCGCCTGTAAAGTCTGCACCTTATTTTTCTGTGCTTCTATCTCCTTTGTCAGCACACCGTTTCTTGCACTTAAGGACTGGATGGATTTATCGTTTTTATCAAATTGCGATGTGACAAGGTTCATTTCTGAACCAAGCACCTTGAAAGCGGAGTTGATTTCCTTTAGGGCATTTTTAAACTCCTTCTCGCCCTCAACTCCCATCTTGACACCGAAACTCTCAGCCATCCAAACACCTCCTTAGATGCCTTCCGGTATGATATCCTCAATGAAAACCTCCCTCTTAGGCTTCGCAATTCCAAGAAACTGTTTGTGAAGTTCCCATTGATCCATAAGTTCACCAAGCGGTGTCAAAAGCACTTCCTCTTCCGGTTTCCGTAACTGTGTTACTCCGATATACACGAACCGGGCAAAGCTCACTTCTGGTGGCTCTGCCCGGTCTGTACGTTTCCCTTTTCATTTTTCTCCGGCATGGATTCCACATGACGTTTCGTGCCTTTTAACATTGCTGCCATGATTGCATCCTTATATTCTGCCAGTTCATACGGATTGGTAAGAAGTTCTATTTCATCTTCTGTAAGAAGCGGTTTCGGTTCATCCCTGTGCTGTAAATTATGGATGAGGATTTCCTGATTTGCCAGCAACGCAATCAGCCATATAACCTCTCCCAACGATTCCTCCATCGTTGCATTCTTCAACAGCTTGTCACCGAGTTTCTCCAAACCGCCATACCGCTTGGTAATATCCTTTGTTGCCTTGGTGGTTAGAATCAGCTTGTGTTCCACACCACCGATTGTAATAACCTGACTTCTATCTTCTATACTGTACATACTGCTTCTCCTTTCAAATCCCGGTTACCCGGCTCCTATGCATCCTCCTCCGATACATTTGACGCTTCGGCTGTATAAGCAGGCTCGTAAACCTCTTTATACCAGTTTCCGATAGTTGTTGTATTTACACCGGAATCATCCTCACTGACCTCCGCTTTCCACGGATGTCTGCCCTTTCCGTCCACCTTATTTCTACGCATTACCGTTCCCTCAATGCTTGGTGTCTGGAAGTTGATGGATTCCCCCTTTGTTTCCAGATTGGTCGCCGGAACCGCAAACTTCACACGGTATAACCAGAAATAACGGTATTTTCCGTTTGCCTTCTTTGCTCTGAAGCCGACTGCTACGGGCTTACCGTCATCTTCCGATGTAGAAACCAGTACACCATTGCTGTCAATCTCTGCACCTGTCAGTTCTGATGCTGCGGAAAGTCCGATGTCATCTACACCAAGTGTCAGTGTGCCGGAATTGAATTCCTTGATGATCTGTGCAATTCCGTCATCCGCATACAGCACTGCTTCTGCAAGTTCTACAGACAACTCCACAGAAATCGCTTTTGCAAGCTGCACCGGAGTACCATAGGTTTCCTCTTCATTTTCATCCTCTGTAATGGGCGCATAAAATAATTTATCAAGACCGATGGTTGCCATTGGCAAATCCTCCTTCCTATTCGCTTATTCCCATTACTTCAAAAATGTAATGGTGGTATTTTGTTTCTTTTTCGAACTCCATATATTTTCTGGATACAATCGTAATGTCAGCATCCAGAAGTCTTGTGGTAATCTCATCCCTCATCTTCAGATAATTTCCTTTGCAGTAAAGTGCCAGTTCAACTTCCTCTGTCTCCACGATTGGTCGGTCATCTGCACATACAGGGAAATCATCCGTTCCGGGTATGATTACCAAAAAAGCATCCGGTTGTTGAGGTTTTCCTTCCTCATCATTAACCGGATGCTCCGAAACCGTCACTTTCAGTTTCATAGGTTCTAATGCCTTTATGATTCGGCTGTTCAGACTCATAATTTCTCCACCTCCGAATCCAATGCTTCCTGCATCTTTTTGATGCATTCTTTCTTCGCCTTTCTGCCGGCCGGCTTCGCCCACGGCTTGGCTGGCTGATTAGAACGACCATGTTCCAGAACAGCTGCTTTCAGTGGGTTGGGTACTCCTTTTCTGTCATAACCGATACAGCCCACCTTTATGTTCCAGTTTCCATCTGCAGATTGATAAGGCTTCGTGACAGACAAAGAATCCAACAAATCACCTGTTGATTCCCATGGTTCTTTTGTCCCCTGACCAATAACGGAAGAAAGGCTCTGTTTCGCAGCATCGTACAAAGGCTTCACACCTTCTTCCAATACTGCACTTGTGACTGCATCATAATGGCTGCCCAGTGCTTCCATCTTTCGTATGGTTTCCTCCGGCAGTTTGAATGTCATCTTTGCCATCACGCCACCTCCCTCGCCATAATGGTAAGCATTCCGCTCCGCTTATCTCCAAGCACGGACTCAATTTCAAAAATCCTGTCCCCATGTTTTATTCTCATGGTAGATTTAATGCCTGAACGAAATCGGATGTATATTTTATTTGTGATTTCTGCAGTCTCTTTGTTGGAAGCCATATACTCTTTACCGGAAACGGGAGCGATGTCTGCCCATACCGTATGGACTGTCATCCACTCCCTTGTTTCAAACCCGTCTGCATCCTGTGTACTTTTGTAATCCTGTATTTCTATGCGGTATCTCATCCTTCCGACCTGCATCAGAATTCCTCCTTCCGCACACTGTACAGCAGGAATTTCAGCATCCTTGTCAACTCATCAAAGTCTGCCTTTTCCCTGTTTTCATATAAATAGGTCACAGCATAACAGATTCCAACTTTCACAATCTCCGGCACTTCTTCCATTTCATCAAAATCTGTTCTTACAATATCTTGGCACAGACTTTCTGCTGTCTCCAAAAGCGCCTGAATGAGGGCATCCTCTTCCGTGCCATCCAAACGCAGATATAATTTCGCTTCATCCACGGTCACAAGCATACCCTCATCCCCCTAACTTACGCAGACTTCATACTAAGCAGTTTCACAGCTTCAGGAAGAATCAGCTTTCCATCCACTCTCTGACTTGCAAGGAAGCCGACCTGTCCTGTGGTTGCATAAAGTTCATTCAGACGCTTAAAACTTCTGCCCTCACGGTCTGCAATCCAGTAATAAGAGAAATCACCAAATGCAAGAGGTGTAGCTCCTGCTGCCACTTCCGGTGCAAATGTGGAAGTATAATAAGGACGGTTCAAAATCATATCCGATACACCTACAGACACAGAAGGCTGCCAGATATAATTTCCGTTTGCATCCTTTAACTTACGGAGTGCCTTAACTGTGGAATCATTCAAAATCCATTTAGCCTTCTTACGGTAAGGAGCCTTTAAGGAATAGAACAGATCCATGACATCATCAAATGTGATGTTGGCTGTCGTAGTTGTTACACCAACTTCTCCACCTCCGGTGGCATTGAAAATACCGACAGGCTTTCCGGCACCATCACCAACAAAGAATGCTTCCTCTTCCTTTGTGGAGATACGTCTTGCAAATTCTTTCACGATATATGCCTGAACGTCAAATACACTATCATTTAAAAGTTCATCAGATACTTTAATCATGGTAGCAAGTTTATATGCCCCGATGGATGTCTGACCGAAGCTGTCATCAGATTCAGGGAACTGTCCGTTCTCATCAATCCATGCCGCTTCGCCTTTGCCTGTGACAATCGGAATCTTACGGTCACCGCTGGAAGTCCTAATCACAGTAGCAAGGGTTCTGAAGAAACTCTCCTCTTCCAGTCCTTCCACCAATTTTCTTTCAAACTCATCCGGCACCAGATAACCACCCTCGGCATCTTCCCCGATGGAAAGAGCGTTGTTGACATCGTAATAATTCTTCTTACGCATCGCATTCCAGAATGCGGTCTGGTATTCTGCTGATGCACGTCCTGCCCCTTTTGCTGATGTGTGATAAAGAAGTAATAGAAGTGTAAAAAATTTTGCCGTTCCTATCCGGCACTTGCGCATTGTGTCGGATAG